ACCTCTTCCTGCAAGGTGTGATGCAGACGTTCGGCCCTGAGGTTGTCGCTAAGTACGTGAACGTAAGTGACTACCTTACTCGACGTGGTACTGCTCTAGGCATCGACACAAAGGGTCTCGTGAAGAGCGAAGAGGAATTAGCGGCAGAACAGCAGCAAGCCCAAGAAGCCATCATGAATCAGATGTTGGCTGAGGGTGGTATGGGTATGGCGCAAGAAATGGTGAAAGGAGCCATGAGACAATGAACGAAGAAGTGAAACAGCAGATCCGTAAAGGCCGAGTGCGAAAAAATGAAGAGCAACCTCAAGAGGTCTCTTCCAATTCACAAGAGGTCTCTCCCAATCCCCAAGAAACTCCCCAAGAGAAACTCGTAAAGTCTGGTCGTGAAGTGAGGCTGTCCAATGGCCTGACTGTAACTTACCACTGAGAGGTAACCTATGGTTGATACCGTGATCCCACAAGTTGATACCTCCGGGGCTGCTCCCGAAGGACACGATGAGGCGATGCTTGCCAAGGTCGATGAAGTTGAGAAGTTCCTACAAGAGCGTGAACAGGAATCACGCCAACCGGAGAAGAAGATTGCCGGTAAGTTCAACTCTTACGAGGAACTTGAGAAAGCTTATAAAGAACTGGAGAAGCGCCTAGGTAGCTATAAGCAGCAGCCGAAGGAAGACAACGAGAACCTTACCGAAGACGAAGCCCTCAAGCGTGTCGAGCAAGCCAACCTTGACCTCGATGCGATGTCTGACTACTTCGCACAGCACGGCACCTTGTCCGAGGAACACTACGCTGCTCTAGAAAAGGCAGGCATCCCTCGTTCATACGTTGATTCGTATATCGACGGGATGGTCGCCAAGGTCGAGGCTGAGCGTAACGCCCTGCTGAACAAGGTTGGTGGCGAGGAACAATTCAATGCGATGATCGAATGGGCTAGAGCCAACCTGAGCAGAGCCGAGATCGAAGCATACAACCGTGCCGTTGAAAGTAACGATCTTACCGTGGTAGAGAACGCTGTTCTCGGCTTGGCCTATCGTTACCAGAAGGAGGTTGGGCGTGATCCGAAGTTGCTCGGAGGTGGTAACGCTAGCGGTTCCGGCTTCCAGTCCGTGGCGCAGCTTATCGAAGCCATGAAAGACCCGCGCTACGAAAAAGACCCGGCTTATCGTCGTGAAGTCGAACAGCGACTGGCCCGTTCTAACATCATGTGAGGTGATTTATGAACTTCATCATAGAAAACTGGGACGCATTCTTGACTGTCCTGGCGGCCATGCACGGTCTCGCGGTTGCTATCGTGAACCTAACACCTACTCCTAAGGACGACGAAATCATCGCCAAGATCTACAAGGTTGTCGAAGTCTTGGCTGGTATTCTCACTGACCGTGCCAAAGACAAGTGATGAGTGCCCTTCTGAAGGCTCTCACAGAAGTCTTCAGAGCACTCTCCGGTTTCCTCACCCTTCTCAAGGAGTATCGACTTCGCAAGGAGGGTGAGAACCGGGTACGTATGAAGACTCTTGAGAGAAGCGTCGAACAACTAAAGGAGGCTCATGAGATCGACAGCCGGGTTCATCTTGGTGAGCTTACTAGCGCTGACATCGAGCGGATGCGCAAGTACCAACGTCAATGAATGTGTCTGGGCAAAGCCCATCACGTGGCATCAGAACGACACAGAGCAGACTAAGCGAGAAATCTTCGCTCATAACCTGAAGTGGGAAGCTTTCTGCACTGATTAGGTTGCAGTTATGGAGGATAAATCCTCCTTATCTCTCCTGTGGTTGCCTCCTCTTTGCGTCCTCAAGACTCCCTCTCTCCAACTTTTGAGGATGCGCTTTTTGGTGCGGTAGGGTTGACCCAAAACCCTACCGTGCCAACCTTTTTCTCTCTGCTAACAACCACACTGGCAGCAAAGCCGGTGGTTGCAACCATAGTCTATTCGCCGCAGAGCCAAGCCCCTGCGGGGACAACTTTGTGTGAAGCGCGTGAATGGCTGATGGGAGCGATTCGTCACTTCTTTCAACCATTCATGAGGTAAAGTATGGCTAATGCAATTGTTTCGCGTCTAGGACAAATCAACGGTGCAGGTGATGTTGATGCACTGTTCCTGAAGGTCTTCGCTGGTGAAGTTCTTACCAGCTTCGAGAAGACCAACGTGATGATGGACAAGCACATGGTGCGTACCATCTCACATGGTAAGTCGGCTCCGTTCCCGGTCATGGGACGCGGCTCGGCCTATTACCACAAACCAGGTGAGTTCATTGCCGGTGGGCAGATCAAACATGCTGAGCGTGTAATCACTATCGATGACCTGCTGATCGCCCCGGCGTTCATTGCGAACATCGACGAAGCGAAGAACCACTACGACGTTCGCTCGGTGTACTCGAAGGAACTCGGTGCGAAGCTGGCGAACACCATGGACAAACATATTCTGCAAGTTGGTGTTCAGGCAGCCCGTACTCCTAAGACCATCGACGACCCAGACCAGTATGGCGGTACTACCATCACCCTCGGTTCAGCTGCCGATGCTCTCAACGGTGATATTCTAGCCGAAGCGATGTTCGCTGCTGCCCAAGCCCTTGACGAGAAGGATGTTCCATCGGATCAGCGTTACTTGTTCGTTCGCCCGGCACAGTTCTATGCGTTGGCACGTTCTACCAAGGTGCTGAACCGCGACTGGGGTGGTGAAGGTTCGTACGCACAGGGTAACGTAATCCGCGTTGCTGGTATCACAATCGTCAAGACCAACAACCTGCCTGGTACGACCATTTCGCCAGGTACGGTCGATGCTGGCACTAACGACAAGTATGCTGGTGACTACAGTAAGACCGTTGGGCTGGTGATGCATCCATCGGCTGTTGGTACCGTCAAGCTGTTGGATCTTGCCATGGAAGGGGAATACCAGATCAACCGCCAAGGCTACCTGATGGTCGCTAAGTACGCTGTAGGACATGGGGTTTTGCGACCCGAAGCGGCAGTGGAAATAGCTACTCCGTGATGACTTGGTGACCCCTTGACAGGTTTTTTCCTCGTCTAGTATTCACCGCTATCCTTGGTAAGTCTATATCTCTCCTGTAAAGGGGGTCATGAGGTTTATCCTCGTGGCCCCCTTTTTTTTCGTCTTTGCGAGGTTCTCATGATATCGCCAACGACTGAACTGGAAGCTATCAACACGATGCTGTCCACAATCGGGGAAGCTCCGGTGAATACCGTTGAGGACAACGGGATAGTGGATGCTGTCATCGCTCGCCAGATTCTCCGATCGACTTCCCGCGAGGTACAGTCTCGTGGATGGCACTTCAACACCGAGAAGGGGTTCTTACTGACTCCTGATTCAGAAGGTTTCATTACTCTGCCACCTACTACCCTTCAGGTTGATACTGTTGATGAGTCCCAAGACATCGACGTGGTGCTTCGCGGTAATCGTCTCTATGATCGACGTAACCACACTTTCAAGTTCGGCAAACCGATACGGGTAGACATGGTGATTCTGCTACCATTCGAGGAACTCCCTGAGGTAGCTCGTGAGTATATCACCATCCGCGCTTCACGTATCTTCCAAGAACGGGTGGTCGGATCCGACCTTCTCTCGTCCTTCTCGAAGAGCGACGAATTGAGGACTCTTGTTGCCCTTCAAGAGATGGAGGCGGATACGGCTGATTACAACATTCTGACCGACAACTATTCGGTCGCACGTGTACTGAGTCGCTGATATGACCATCATATCCTCCACAATCCCGAACATGGTGAACGGGATCAGCCAACAACCGTATGCACTGCGGTTGGCATCTCAGGCTGAAGAGCAGGTCAATGGCTATTCGTCCGTTGTCGATGGGTTGCGCAAGCGCCCTGGCACTAGCTTCATAAAACGACTCGCAAACGACATCAGTGGCACGGCCTATCTCCACACGATCAACCGTGATGGTAACGAGAAGTACCTCGTGGTGATCCAGAATGGTTCAGTGAGAGTGTTCGATTTTGAAGGTAACGAAAAGACGGTCAATTACCGTGGGAATTCTCAAGCATACCTGAGTTCCTCCAATCCTCGTGAGGACTTTCGATGTGTGACGGTGGCTGATTATACCTTCGTCCTCAACACCAAAGTCGTCGTAAAAGCTCTCGACGAAACTGTTACAAATCGGCCATACGAGTGTATCATCTGGGTGAAACAGGGGGCATACGGGGCTAACTATACGGTAACAGTGGGTGGCGTAACGGCAAAATACACGGTACCTAACGGGAGTGACCCATCCCACGCCAATCTCGTTACGACCGACAATATCAGCAACCAACTCTACACCCAACTGGCGGCTGGTTTGGGAAACCAGTGGTCGGTAAGCCAACACGGTTCCATAATCCACATCTACCGGTGGGATGGAGCGCCGTTCTCGTTCAGTCACACCGACTCTCTCGGTGATAATGGGATCGATATAATTGGACGCAGGGTGCAGCGATTCTCTTCGCTTCCGGCACGGTGTGTCAATGGGTACACCGTTGAGGTCACCGGTGACCAGACATCAGGCTTCGACAAATACTACGTCAAGTATGAGACTGATGGGAACGCAGCTAACGGAGGCGTGTGGAGGGAGACTATCAAGGGAGGCGAACTGTACAAGCTAGATGCTAGTACGATGCCACATGCGTTGATCCGACAAGCTGATGGTTCGTTCAGCTTCGAGCCGCTCCCTTACGAACCCCGTAAGGTTGGCGACCTAGAAAGTAACCCGATGCCATCGTTCGTAGGACGACGGATTAGTGATGTCTTCTTCCACCGGAACCGTCTTGGTTTCATCTCGGACGAGAACGTTATCTTATCCCGAACTGGGGATTTCTTCAACTTCTTCCGAGGAACGGCTACTGCCGTACTTGACGATGACCCTATCGACGTGGGCGTGTCTCACGTGAAGGTCTCACTGCTGCGTC